TCCGCTATTCCTGTGTATGAAAATTTGTACTGGTCTACCTTGTGTTAACTTGTTAGGGATAGACGCGTAAGTGCTCACACTAATACGACTTATAGTAAGATCAGACTGTAACGAGGTATTACCTGCACCTGTACGTATCTGATGCTCCATCAAATCAATGGTATCGTCAGGTAGGGCATACGTTGACTGCCCTTGCACGAGGTCAAGAGAGCCTTGCTCTATTGTCCACATGTTAATACCACGGTTTTGCCACTCAATTGTCATTAAGTTCATAGATCGACGAGCAGTGCGTAGGTCATAACCTGAACGCAACTCGCGACCCGCACGTTCCCACGCTTCTTCAGCGATCTCCGTGAAGTCCATATTGAATGTAGTGGTACCTGATGTTGTCATGAGATTGCCCATTCTCCTGAAAAGAATGCGTCAACTTCTTTTAGAAGGGCTGCTTTACTCTTACGACGATCCAACTCGATATTGTACTTACGCATAAGTTTCTCAAGTTGTATTTTGGACATGTTCGAGTAGTCAGGAACTTTAGGAGTCGCTGCTTTCTTAGGTTTTTTGGCAGGTGTAGATTTGACACCCATAGATACGAGCTTAGCCTCGGCCTGTGCTTTAGTCATCAGGTCGTAAACTTTAATGTCGTAGGTGTCATCAGCTTGTTTAACACCTATTTGGTATACTGGTCCTCCTGTTGAGAACCTACCGTTCTGAAAAATCTCCATCACTTTTTCCCCTTACGTTTGGCTGGGGATACTCTACGCGGCTTACCCGCAGGTTGTCCCAAGCGTTTCTTTTCCGCTACCTTCTTACTCTTCTCAGAGCTAGACATCTCACCAGAAGTCTTAGGAGTCTTAGAAGAAACTCGTTTAGAAGGTCGGCAGTAGGGGGTTCCTCGCCCATCTCCTTTCTTCCTACCACAAGCCTTTCCAGTGCTAACGTCTTTCCAGTCCTCTTTAAACCAGCGTTTTAATGCTGCTCCTTTGGCTGTCTTACGTATTTTACCACCAGACTTGTAGTACGTACGCATTACTTACCAGCCTTTTTCTTCCGGCATTTAGCAATAGCACCTGATGCGTATGCGGAAGGGAAGACCTTGTAGCTGGCCTTTACCTTCTTATAGCACGAGTCCTTGACGGTTCCGCCTTTTTTGTACCCGCACCCACATCCACTTTTTTTATAGTAGCTACGCACTATGCGCCCTTCATCTTGACCATTTTACACTTACGGACTGAACCGCCACGAGCCATGCCACAACCGCGAACTTTACCGCCTTTTTTCATCATAGGCATAGCACCGCCTCTATCTTGACCCATACCCATCGGGCCACGTTTTTTCTTTCTAGGAGGCATTGGACCGCCTGTCATAGGCTTTGGACCGCCCATAATGCCGCCAGCACCTTTAGGACTAGGTTTAGGACCACCTTTTGGACCTCCACCTACATTAACGCCACTATCATCGTACGGCGCAGGTTGTGGTGGTTTTTTCTTCATTTTCTTTTTAGGGCCTGACTGAGGTACGTTAGCCATCATCCCGCCCATGTTATATTTCTTAGCTTTCATGAACTTATCTCCAATGTTTTAGCAGTTCCACTTTCGTAAGCTCTTATTTATGCGGCTGTTTGGATCGTTTGCCGTTTTAGAGCTTGTGTTCCGTTTTTTCATGCCCTTCATACGAGCACAGAAAGACTTGCGTCTGTTAGCAGCCTTAGAACCTTTTTTGAGTTTACTAGGTTTCGTGGTAACGGCAGTCTTTAACTTACTGCCGGGATTAGCCTTACGATAACTAGCAACACCTTTTTTGTTCAGGCCACCAGATTCACTCTTGCCTTCCTTACGAGTCCAAGCGGGCGACTTTTTAACCGAGCCTCCGCTTTTATAGTAAGAACGCATGACCTACTCCAGTATCAAAGTTATTTTGTTACCAGAACCAGTAAGTGCGGCAACAAAACAGCCTTCACGAGCTAGTATACCGTCTGCGGGTAAATACACGTCGTTCCAACCTGTAGGTAATGTAAGGTCCAAAAGTATGTCCCCGCTAGCGGTTCCATTGCGCAATTGGAACGTACACGCAGCGGCGGCGTTAACCAACACACCTAGTATACGAGAGCGGTTCGGACCAACAAGGGCCGCAGTATCACCCTGCGAGAAGTTAAATGCGCGTACTAAATTAGCAGCCATGTTATCACCTCTCGTTTACGGTTGAATTGCAGTGTTAAACGCCTGTGCATACATTACAGTAATTACTGCACTGCCCGCAGTAGTCGCTGCGGAAGAAGTAACAGTTAAACGCTCGTCAGAAGTTCCTGTGTTACTCCAAGCAAGGGTCCCACCACCAGAAGCACCAAGAGCCTTGATACCTACGGTTGTTCCTGAAGCGAGGGCGTTAATGTATGTAGCAGCGCCACCAACAGTATCACCAACACTAATGTTAGTAGAAGCGTTAGCTGCAACAGCCAAATCAACAATAATGTTAACAATTTTAGAGTTAGCGGGAATGACCATATCGGTGACAACCGCAGCAAGTGCGCCGCCAGATAAGTCGGCTGTATAGGATTGGCACATTACAACGTAGCCGACGTTTGCTACGTCAGTACCTACTGTGGTGCCGTTAGTGTTACGAATGTTGCCAGCCCGAATAGGACCAGAAAATGTAGTAGTACCCATGTTAATCTCCTGTCTTGGGTTAGTCAGCTACAGTGTGTAACTGTCAGGGATTGGTATCTTATAGCACAAAAAGTAATGGGGGGCAATAGTTGCCCCCCACACTAATTACGCACCGGGTGATCCGTAAATTCCTAGTGGGTCAGAAACCCCGAAGGAATAACGCTCACGAGCCTTATAGCGCGAGTTGCCCGTGTCAAAATCTGCATCCATAGATGTAGACATTGGAGTACGAACAAAGTGCTTCAGGCCGTTCGGCACATCAGTCATCAAGAACCAAGCATTGGTGTCTGTGAGGTAATGGTTAACGGCATATCCTTCAGGGATAGAACCGTTGTTGCGGAGAGCGTTAATATCGTTATCCGCAGTACCTACACGACCATCAGTGTCCAACAGACGAGTTGCAACGAATTGCAGTGCTGGTGGAATGATGAGCTTCCGTGGCTGAGCAGCGATCAACAATCCTCGCTCATCTGTCCACTGGCTAATACCAATAACGGCGGCTTCAAGAGAAGTCTCGTTAAGGTCAGCCGCAACAGTTGGGCGGTTCGCGTTGGTGCCACCAGAAACAAGTGGGTGCGCTGTTGAGAGCAATGGCTGTCCGTCACCGTAAGTGGTGCCAGCAGCAAATCCATTGTTCAAAATAGACGCAGCTTTAACTTGCTTAGTGTACGCCATTGCACGAGCTAGGGCCTTTGTATAACGAGCAGACAGTGAGTCATACAAGTTATCTTCAATAGCTTCCTCAGTGATTGAGAAACCCATTGCAACCGTCTCATGCACGTAACGTGCACTCCATGCTTCTTGAGCATTGTCATATTCGATGGCTGAGCCTTCGTCCTTGACAGGTGCTGCTGAGAAACCGGATAGCTTAGTTTCTTCCTCAAACGAGCGATCTGAGGATTCTGTTTCAAAAATTTGGGCGTGCTCTTCGCCGTATTTTGCATATTCCAACCCAAACAGTGCGTTTAGACCGGGAAGTAGCTCTTTAAGGAGCTGGGCGCGTGAAATAGCCATTAGTTATCCCTCCTAGACGCCAGTGAGGTTGTTCATTTGATGCCCTGCGTTCCATTTAACGAGTGCCTCAGTGAACCCACCGGATGAGTTTTTGGTTTCCTCTACAAGTTCCACAATACGCAAAGGTAAAGTGTTCGTCGTAGCGGTCGTGTCGGAAATACCACATCGTGAATTTCCGGTAGCAGTATCGCCATCGTTGTTGATCATTGCTACGTTTGCACCCAAATCAGTGATCGCTAGATCGCCAATTACTGGCGTAGCGCCAGCGCTGGATGAAAGTACAGCAACTTTAAACAACACATCAGTGCCATCAGCGACGTAAGCCATGATGTCAGATGCAGCGGTGTTTGCTGGGTAATATTGGCTGAATAGCTGATAGCCCAGTGAGGGATCAGTATAAGTACAACCAAGGAATACACCCATAGGCGTCATTGCTGCATCAGCAGTATCACGTTCTACGGTGCCTCCGGTAACAAGTTTTACAGCGTCACCATTAAAGATGTTCGTGTTATATCCACTCGCAATGCTATATTGACGAGTTACGCCCACGAAAGGTACGCCGCTTACAAGTTTAACCGGAACTAGCCCTGAAGGGCCACTTACAGTTGGGTAAGCCATGTTAAGCTCCTAATTTAAGTTCCGTTTCCGAAAGTGACCTTCGTCTTCCTGTCATTAAACAGGGGCATACGAGGATCATTTTCTCTCATGAGACTGTTGTCTACGGAGTGCATCTGGGAGTTTGTCTGTTGTTGATAATGTGCAGACCTCTCTTCGACTAATTCCGCTGGAGCTTTACAAAGCATCAAACCACCAATCACCACGTTGTCTTTGAACCGTTCATTTTCAACGGCAACCAATGTGATTTCTGGGTGATCTACTGCCTTTACAGGCTCCCAACCTTCTCTTATTTTTGAGGATACGTTAGTGGCGTCTACTTGCCCTTGCGTGCTTACACGAACCCAATGAAATTCGTAACCCGGCTCGGGATTTGGAGATGGTAACACCTCGGGACGCGTCCAAGCCTTCTTGCGGATCGTTTTTTCTTGTGTTTCTAGTTCACGGTCAATTCTGTTCGTAGCCATTATTGTTTCCTCATATCTAGTGCAACCTGTTTGGCGTATTGTTCGGGAGTAAGACCCAAGCGTTTAGAGAGCGTTAGTTGTGTTTGCGTTAGCCTAACTTTCTTAGGCGAAGTGCTCCGCGTAGCGGGTGCAACCACATTTGACTGCTTCTTCGGCTTTTCTACTTCCTCCCCCTCGAAATTCTCGGGGAATAACTGTCGCATACGAGAATCAATTCTCTCGTAGTAGTCATCACTCTGAGGGCTAACGCCCTCATTGACAAGTTTATTATGCAACCCCAGCGCGTAACTTGTCATCTCTACGTCTTGGTTGAACCAGCCGTTCGCGTCTTGCCACGCTTGTGCTCGTTTATCAACCTCCACTGGCGGTGGGGTGGTTTCAGGTTCCATTTTTACATTAGTTTCATCTTCTTGTAAAGCTGGTAACTTGAAATTATTTAGCCTATCAGACTTAATCTTGGCGTTTGTTAGGTTTTCTTGTGCAGAAAGAACGCCGTCTGAGTCTCCGGCTTCATACGCATCTTTATACTGCTTTTTAGCAGATTCTAGCTCAGATACTGCACTTCGCTTAGCTTGTTCAAGCAAAGCTGTTTGGTTTTTGTTTACATTGGACTTGAGTTTTTTATTCTCTGCCACAAGTTGTTGAGATAGTTTCTCCAACTCTTCACGTTCACGGAAAGCCGCTTCTTTAGCGCGGCGTTCGTCGTGATAGCCCTTGCTAAAATGCTGTATCCGTTTACGCACTTTCTCTGAATAGTCTTCCAACTCGTCATCAGTAACGTCTTCTGGGGGATCAGAGGGTTTACGATTGCGATCAGCTTTCGGCGTATCGTCAACCACTTCAATTTCATATTCGTCGTCATCAGTATCCACTTCACTTTCAACGACAGGCTCAGATTTCTTAGCCTCGGCTTTAGCTTTCTTACCTCCAATGTCCACTTCGATAGCACTGGAACCCTCCACTTCGATGTCTTGTTTTGCTTTTGTCTCCTCATCAGGAAACTCGTATTCTACTTTTTGAAAAGGCATGATTTTTCTCCTATACAGCCATAATGCCACGAGGATCAGGGATTACAGCTTCCACAGAATCGTCGTTCATTAATCTAAATTCTTTCCCGTTAACTTTGAACCGTGTGCCTGTGTTCATACGAAACATCACATAGTCCCCTTCTTTACACCAAGGGCCTTCAGGAAAACGGTCTTTGTCTGAATAGGCGTCTGCCCCCATATCTATAACAATACCCATAATCGACATGATGTACTCTTTGTGCATCTGGTCAGTTGTTTTAAGCAGGGTACTGCCTTGGTAATATTCTTCGACATCGGGTAGGGCTATTAACAAACGGTAGCCAGAAGGTTTGGGCATTTGTGCTTCCCATTCCTCATCGCTGACTTCACGTTTACTAGTTTCGGCAATAGGTTCAGCTTCCGCTGCTTCCGCTGCCATCTTAGCTTTCAGTGCATCAGGTACTTCAATAGTCTGAGTGTTATTCATCTTCATCATCCATATAGTTACGCGAGAGGTCCTCAATGTGTTGCTTGCTGGCTTCGAGACCCCGAACTAAGCCAACAATCTCCTTGTATCCTGCGAAGTCTTTAGCAGACCCCCCAGCAAGAAAACTAGTTGCAGACGAAATATCTTCGTCGAGTTTTTGTTTAAGCACGTCAAAGACGGTTTTAGCCATTATTCACCTCGTTTAGGCTTGTCAGCCATCATCCTCGCAAGCTCCAAATCGAGCTTGTTGTTTTCTTGGCGACGACTTGCCGCCACGCGAACGCCTTCTTTCTTAGCGTCTAGTTCTAATTCCTGTTTATCCAGCTTCAACTTCTCCGCATCGAAGAGCGCATCAACCTGATTCTTCTGCGCTTTAAGCTGCAATTCGGCCTGTTTCATCTGCGCTTCTTGCTGATCCTTTGCAGCCTTGCGCTGTACTTCCTGCCCTTTGAGTTGTAACTCGGCTTGTTTCTGCTGGAAGATAGGGTCCTGTTGTTGCTGTTCCGCTTGCTTCTGCGCGGCTTCTTGCTGATGCCCCTGCATAAGTTGCGCCCCTGCCTCTGCTACCAGACGTGACAAATCCACTTCGATCTGCTCTGGTAACTCCTGACCCGGAGGTGGTAGCGGTGCTCCCAACTTCTCCTCGATCTGCTGGCGATACTGGAACCCAAGATGCTCTGCAATATGCGCTTGTAATGACGCCATAATCTGCTGTGCTTGTGGGTTCTGCCCGATCATCTGAGCAACCTGTGGGTCCTGCATAAACGACGTGTGAGTCGCAATGTGAGCCTGATGGTCTTGGTAGATAAACGCTCGTATCGGCTTGCCAACCAGAGCATCCATGTTCTCGCTGACTGGATCGGCGGGCTTGGAATCTTCTCTTGTGGGAACAAGTTTGTCTGCGTTCTTCACACCTAACACCTCAATCATCTGGCGATGTAGTTGTGGTAGGTCGTATATCTGAGGCGCTTGCTGAGCCATCTGTAGCACAGCTTGGTACTGAACAACACGCTGGGCCATTGTAGAACTATTGGGATCACTGACGGGAATTACGTCCACCATCATATAGTCTAACTGCCGTGCGCTTACTTCGCCCCGCATAGGAACGTAGTCATAATCCTCGGGTGCGTGCTCTGACATGATCGCTTTAAGGAGTTTAAACTCCTGCTTCATGGTGTAGTGAACACGAGCTTGCACTGCTGCCATAGGCTTCAACGTACGCTCTAAGAGCGCTAGTGTAGTACCCACAGGAGCATTGGCTGACATGTCTGAAATGTTCATGTCACTGATAGCGCCTAATCGACGACCTTCAGTCGTAATCTGGTTTAACAGAGCGAGGAGAGTCTGACTAGGTTCCTTATACGGAAGAGGCATGATGTTGTCGCGGATACTACCGGACGGTACATCTACATCCTTGAACTCTCCGGGTTCAATGGGCGTGTCATCACCCTTGATACGTAGCCCGCGAGACTTCAACCCACCGGGGAGATTCGATAGGGTACCAGCATCAACTAGCTGACGTATCAAGGATGTCCCAGCCTTCGCATATCCACCAATGATATGAATCAGGCCAAGGCCGTAAAAACCAAATCCCGGCACATATACATAGTGTACAAAGTGCTGGCGCTTGAGCATTAGCTCATCGTCTTCGTTCCAGTTACGGCGTATAGCAAGGACTTCTCCAGTGCCACGCTCAATAGTAACAACGTAGGGTTTCGCTATACCTTCATCATCTTCGTCAATACCATCAATGATTAAGTCAGCGTGTATCTCATAAATTG